ATCTAAAGTTTTTATTCTGTGCAAGACTAGGGTTGCTGTTAACTCTACCACACATTTTCATTAATTCTAATTGTTGTTTAAGTTCCATGTTCTCTTGTTGCACTTGTCTAAATTTTTTAGTGCAAGCGGTACCAATGTAATGTCTATAAGTTACACTAAGTCGATCGTTATCACTATTATTATCATAATTACTAGAACTAGAACTGTGTCTGTAATCATTGTCCCGGTTTTCTGTTTCGATTCTAACATCGACTTCACCAGTTCTGCAGCTATTGGTCCCATTAGTTAAATACTCGTTTCTTGGATATGCAGGTTTTGCAAACACTGTCAGTATTATAAACATTGTAATTAATAGTGCAGTAAATCTGTAATCCATCCTGAGAGTCTCCATACATTACCTACTTAAATCTTTAATATCATAGTCGTGTTCCCGTACCTGGTCGGAGAGCACTCGATACATATTCTCTGCCATCTGCCACGTTGCTTCAGCTGATGATAGTCTTGTGTTTTGATCTGAAAGTTTTTCTTCCGCTACAGTTAAATCTCTTTTAAGATTTACTATTTGAGTCTGATTAGAATTAATTGTGTCTGTAAGGTTGACGACGTACTTAACGCCCGTAAAGGTTCCAAAAAGTACCGATGCTATTACCGGTATTAGTACAAAATTTTTCTTGAATAATTCTGCTATTGACATGACAAACATTCCTCTCCAGAATTTTTAGGATCACTACACTCACAAGTATCACAAGTACAAACACCGTAGATATCTGTGTGGAACTCATCCAGGCAATGACACGCATGATGGCATTTTTTACACTCATTTTTTTTCTGTTTCTCCATTTGTCTTTTCCTCTATTTCGTAAAAAAAATTATCTGTATCTTCAGTTCTCCACGCACCTGTGTCCTCTACATTCCATTCGTTGTTTTGTACTTTCCAATCTGGAATGTCATTTTTAATAGTAAAAGAAGGCAAGTCCCATATACATCTATTGTTAGGTTGAGCCGCATAATTTCCATCATCTAAAGCCATGATGTGTGCACACTTATGTTCGTGTGGGATCTCTGAATGATCAGTATCTAGTATATTAGCATCTGGGTGAGCCCAGTCAACAGTAAAAAGATATGCACCATGGTGCCACTTCTTATCTTTACCAATATATTTTCCTGAAGCTGCGCTTAAGATAGCCCAACTAGTAACAGCAGGATGATAGCTAAAAGAATTCCAAAGCTCCAATTCATCCAATCGTCTGATTGGTACATCTTTGACTTCGAAGCCACGTTGAATAAATGCGCTAATAGGCAGGCGATAGAATATTGCGCCGTTCTCCATAAGAGCATGGAATAGTATTGCCCTGCCACCCATACTGGTAATGCCAAAGATAATACAGTCTTGAACTTCTCCGTGATGTTTTTTACAGTCATATAAATACTCCCTTCGTATTTGTGCATAAGTTGTGGGTATGTTGGCATTTAAATAAGCCATTACTTAATTTCACCCCAGTTAGCACCTGATTCGTAGTCAACTTTATTAGGTACTTTTAATTCCACAGCTGACTCCATTATTTCAATTATTTGTTCTGCTTGTTTATCAGATTCAATAGAAATATCTACTTCATCATGAATTTGTATGTGTGGTACTATACCATTTTCATACAATGCTACCATACTTTTCTTTGTCATATCTGCCGCCGATCCTTGTATTAATTTGTTTAATGCTTTGTAAGTAAATGCACGTTTTAAAGGCTCATCATATTCTTTTCTTGCTTGCTCTAAAGGTAATGGTCTAAATATACCAAATTGAGTAGGTTGCCATAGATCAAAATGACACGCTCTACCTCCTAAAGTTCTAATCTTACCTCTGTCCTCTGCCTTACGAGTTACATTATCCATTAATTTTTTAACAAACGGAGCCTTGGCATGGTATTGTCTAATTAATTTTTCAGCTGATTCTTTTTGTAAACCTAGTTCTGACATTAATTTATTTTTACCCATACCATACATAAGTCCTAAGTTAATAGTTTTGGCTTGTTTACGTTCTATGCCTGCCATGTCTGCTACTACCTGGTGAAAGTCTGCATCACCTGTGTTGTAGGCATTAACAATTTCATCAACACCATCTAAGTTTTGTAACTTAGCATAGTGTACTAAAATTCTAGGTTCTTGTTGTGAGTAGTCAAACGATCCCCATGTTGTTTTTTCTTCTGGAATAAATATAGATCTAATCATCGGTCCGATCTCCGGGTGCCTCGCTGGTATTTGCTGTAAGTTTGGATTACTCATAGAGAATCTACCGGTAACAGTTCCACCTTGATCTGATCGTATTTGATTTATGTCTGCATGAATTCTACCGTTAGAAGAATGCTTGGTAATAGAATCTATAAAAGTTGTATGGGCTTTGTTAATCTCTCTTGCGTCTGCAATAGATCTAGCTAACTCATGTGGATGGTTTTGTAAAAAGTTTTTAGTAAAGCTAGGCTCATTACTTTTTTCTGTTCTATCATATGGCAGTTTTAATTTGTCAAATGCTTTAGCAATACTACGGGCTGCATGTATCTCTACATCAATACCTGTTAACTCTTTAATTTTACTAAGAATTTTATTTTCTCTTACTATTAAATTTTTCTTTAAATTAGCTGCATGTTCAAGATCAACTCTTACACCTTTAAATCTCATGTCAACTAGACAAGGAAATAATTTAGTTTCCAAATTAAATACATCCATAAGTTCTTGGTTATGTAATTCTATAATTAATCTTTGCCAAAGTTTTAAAGTAGCTTCAGCATCACGTTCAGCATATTCTCCCACATACATTGCAGGTAGTTTCCACATGTCTGCTTTAGGATTAAGATCATAACTCTTAGCTGCTTCTTGTAATACTTTCTCATCTTTACCCAGGCCAACATAAAATTTAGCTAAAGTATTTAAGGCATAAGACATTCTATTCTCATCAATCAAAGATGCTGCAATCATAGTGTCAACTATCTTACCTCTAATTTTAATACCTGCAGCTCTTAACCAGCAAACATCATACATAGCATTGTGAAATATAAAGGTAGTTTTCTCTTGGTTAACTAAATCCTGGACCCACTGTAAAACTAGTTTTTTGTCCATATTACCACCACCGTCGTGTCCAATCGCATAATAGCCTGCCCAGCCTTCTACGGCCACCGCAACGCCTGCAATGTGTCCTTTTCCAACGACACTACCTGACCCTTGGGTCATTAAATAAGGGTCATAAGTTTCTAAATCAATAGCAACTTCTTTGTAACCTGATAAATCTTTTAATTCCTCTGGTGCAACCCATTCAGTTTCGGGTGCAAACAACGGCATTTGGGTTCTTCTCATTTATAATCTCTCTCTTTCACCATTTCTAGATAATGTATTGCTTTATCTATATCTTGTATACCACCCTTGCTTGAGTGCCTACATATATACTTTATAGCGTTGCCCTCCGCAAAAAGCAACTTATTTTTGTTAATAAATTCAGCAGGTTGTATCTTCATATACATATAATGACTGCCTCCTACTTGTTTTAACATTGGATTTTCTGGTTCTGGTGTGTCATCTGACATTCTATTTTTTTTCATATTATATAAGCCCTATCAAAGTTTTTAGGATCTAATAAATGCAATTCACGCTTCGCTCTCGTCGCGCCAGTATAAAATAATCTATGTAATTCATCTGGGTCATGACTAAAAGTTTCTAGTGCTGCACCTGTTAGGTCCTGTAATAATAAAACGTTGTCGGCTTCTCCTCCTTTTGCTGCGTGTATAGTTGACATTTTAATACGAGGATTTTTGTTAATCATCTCACCATTCGCCCTCATATTACGAATATAAGTTTCCGTCATTGCATCTAAACCTTCAAATGATTTATACCAAACATCAGATGCTATTAAACCATGTTGTTCTTGACATTCTTTTAATGTATACTTCGCATCCGAATGCAAAGTTTTACCTTTTTGAAATCCAGGAGCAACCATAGATCCTAAATATTGATAGATGTTTTTAATTTCTAAGTGATTTAAAAACTCACCCTTACGCCATGACTCCCAGTTATTTAATGCAAGCAATAGTTTTAATGGTACGGAATTCATACCTTTATATTGATAATACCATCCTTGAATCTCACATAAGTCTTTCGCATCATCTAGAAAATAGTTTGCAGAAGATAACACTAGCCAGTTGCCAGTACTCATATCTACCTGTGTTATATCAGAATATCTTTTTAATAATCCTATTTCATCTCTAGGTTTATATTTCTTTTCAAATCTATTCTGTACTTTGTTTATAATATTTTGAGATAGTTCATGTATAGGTCCACCCGGTATTCGATAAGATTGATCTAGTAATTTAATGTCATTGACTTCTTCTTTTAATGCTATGAAGTGATCTACATCTGCACCAGCCCATTTAAATATAGCTTG